CCTAATATAGTAGATCAACTGGATCCAACTGTACTAGCTTTTCTAAACAAACCGAAGGATAAAATTACATTTGCTCAATGGGCGTGGGCTGTTAATTTCTGTTGTAAATGGCAAAACGTTTGTATAAGAATGGGTATGTCCTGGGGATTGTTTCCAGGGGATCCGTATAGTAACGTAATACACTTTTTCAATACACCAGACTTTCAAAAGTGGTCGATGAAGAATTATGAGTTTAATTGTATGCATCAACAGAAGTATACATACAAATTAGAACTAAGAAAATATTTAATATCACAAGGTTGTAATCAAGAATACGCCAAGACAAAGATAAAAGAGGGCTCTCTATGCCGAGTAGCATATAAATGAGAATTAAAAAGTATAATAGCATACTTGACACCAAGATTATGAGACAAAATCATCGTGATCTTTATACCTACACAGTCTATACTGGTGGGCATCATGTACCAAAAAACCCTAATCAATCGGTGTGGTGGATCGATGGTGAGATGGTGAGATCTCAGACAAATTACGATGGCGTGTGGTCTCCGGAGATGGCTGTTACTATCGATGGATATACACCTTGGGCTCGAACCTCTGAAATTAATCATTGGGCAACATTACCGTATATTGATGGTTGTGCTACAACACAATTGTTACCTCCTATAAGAAACGGAGATCCAACATGGCAGATGTTATACATGCACCCTTATTCCTCAGAACAGGCACATCACATACATTCTACAGCTAGAATAGTATATGTTCATTCAGGGTATGGTGAATGTATATACGGAACTCCAGAAAACGAACAAACAATGACTTTAGAACCAGGGGATGTGTTAATATTAGATAAAATGCAACCACATCACTTCATAACATATGAAAATCCTTTAGTTGCATTACCTCTGCATGTTTGGAGTTCTGTAGGTAAAGAAGAGTTTAATCATCCTATGTTTAATGGTACCCATGAGGTATAAATACTATAAATAAAGGTATTCAATAGGAAGTAAAATATGGCAGCTCCAGCTACACGAAGACAATTAATAGATTTTTGCCTCAGGCGGCTGGGCGAACCTGTGATTGAAATCAACGTAGATGAAGATCAACTTCAGGATAAAGTAGATGACGCTCTACAAATTTATCAAGAATATCATTCTGATGCTACTAAGAGGACTTACCTTAAACATCTAGTGACAGCAGCTGATGTGACGAATGAATACATTCCCTTGGCAACTAGCATCATATACGTATCACGTCTATTCCCCGTATCTAATACCCTTGGTGGTTCTGGTATGTGGAGTATTAAATATCAAATGATGTTAAATGATATTGCGGATCTTACAAACTTCGCAGGCAATTTAGCATACTACGAACAGCTTCAACAGCATTTAAGTACCTTAGATATGAAACTAAATGGTACACCACAAACTCACTTTGTTCGAAGAGAGAACAGGTTGTACATCTTTGGCGACTTTACTGATGCACATATAGAGGCCGGTGACTATGTCATAGCAGAAGTATTTCAAATAATCGATCCTGCTTCGAGCACGTCTATTTACGATGATAAGTTTTTGAAGAATTATACTACGCAACTTATCAAACAACAATGGGGGCAAAACCTCATAAAATTTGAGGGTATGACTCTACCAGGTGGAGTAACATTAAACGGCAGACAACTCTATGACGATGCTACAGCTGAGATTGAAAAGTTGTTAGAAGCGGTCAGACTGGAGAATGAACTGCCTGTTGACTTCTATGTGGGCTAACCATGATTAATCCATATTTTTCCCAAGGCCGTAGATCCGAACAAAAGCTATACGAGGATATAGTGGTTGAGTCTCTGAAGATATTTGGGCAAGATGTTTATTACTTACCTCGTACTCAAGTAAACTACGATACTATATTCCAAGAGGATGTTCCATCTCAATACGGTTCCAACTATAGGTTGGAGATGTACATTGAGAACACAGATGGCTTTGAAGGAGACGGAGACTTATTCACTAAGTTTGGTGTCGAGATAAGAGACGCTGCTACGTTTGTAATGTCACGGCGATCGTGGAATCACAGAATTAAACCATTCATTGATAATGAAGGGGCGACGCAATACTATAGGCCTAAAGAGAAAGATTTCATATTCTTACCTTTGTCTGGATCATTATTCCAAATAACTAAGGTTGAGGATGAGTCTCCTTTCTATCAATTAAAGAATCTTCCAACATTTAGAATGACTTGTGAGTTGATAGAATACAACGATCAAGATTTGGATACTGGTATTGATGCAATTGATAAGATAGAAGAGACATTCTCTTATCAATACGCACTTACACTAGATTCAGTTTCAAACAATCTTTGGAGTAAAGGTGAGATTGTTAATCAGACACTATCTGATTCAGCTGTTATGAGCGGCGAGGTTCAGGCCTGGTCCGATTCAGATAGAATACTATATGTGGCTCACGCTGGCGCTACAGATGGTAAGGTCCACGACTTTACTACAGGCATTTCGGTTAGGGGTGTCACCTCAAGCGCTGTTGCTAAACCTACACTTGTACAACAGTTACAAAACATACAAGACACAGCACAAAACAAAACCTTTGATGATTATGAGGTGCAATTTATAGACTTCAGTGAAGGTAATCCGTTTGGAGACATGAACTGATGTTTGGAACCTATTTTTATCATCAACGAATTAGAAAGACAGTAGCTGTATTTGGGTCGCTGTTTAATAATCTATACGTATTAAGAAAGAATTCGGCTGGGGCTGTTATTAGCCAAGTTAAAGTGCCATTAACATACGCCACAAAGGATAAGTTTCTTGAACGTATTGCGCAGATGAATAGTGGTGAGGATATGGAAAGATCGGTAGCTATTAAGTTGCCGAGAATGTCTTTTGAGATAACTTCTGTATCATTTGACTCACAAAGACAACTAAACAAGACTAATTATACATCACAACCTAAGACTAGTGCTCCTAATGTTTCACGGCATAAGATTTACAATGGGGTTCCATACGATATTGGATTTCAATTGAATATGTTTGCTGCTAATCAAGATGATGCGTTGCAAGTAGTAGAACAGATTATACCGTATTTTAATCCACAATACACAATTACAGTCAAACCTTTATCTGACTTTGGTACTGTAAAGGAAGATGTACCTTTAATACTACAGGGTATTACATTTGCTGATGATTATGAAGGCACAGTTGACTCTCGAAGAACTATCATATATACTCTTGACTTTATAATGAAAGTTGCGTTTTACAAATCTATCAGCGATTCAGGTGACAAGATTATCCGTAAGGTTACTAATCCTATATACAACTATGGGGCTGGTGATAAGGATTCGGATCTGCAGATCTTGACTATGACCACAGTACCAGATCCCCTTGCAGTTAATCCAGATTCCGATTTTGGATTTACAACCACCAACGATTTCAAAGATGACTCGGCGGGATAATTAAATAAACTATAAGGTAAATGGCAATTCAATGCCTAACCCTAGTGATGGTATGGGGTTTACGAGAAAGTCTCTTAAATCGCATATTAACGGCCTTAAATCGAATGTTATGGCAATTCAATATCAATGAAAGTTAAAATTAGCAAGTACCCAAAGCACCGTTGGTATCACAACTTTTTGTATGAGAAGTTGGGCATTAGCAACGATCAAACAGTGTCAGTACATATCGACGACTTTGATACGTGGAGTATGGACCATACTCTTGCACATATTATTGTGCCAATGCTCAAGCAACTCAAAGAAACAAAGCACGGATCTCCTTATGTGTACCCTGAAGATGTTCCTACAAAGTTGCGTCCCACTAAAAAAGAACTAACAGCATACACTAAAGATGGTGAGACTGATAGTAAGTTCTTTGAACGGTGGGATTGGGTGATGGATGAAATGGTCTGGGCTTTTGAACAAAAGTGCCGTGACGATTGGGAAAGTGATTATACCGCAGATGTACCCACAGGTGAACCTGCGGTAACTAACTGGGAAGGTCACAATGCACACCATGCGCGCATGAGCAATGGATTTAAACTGTTTGGAAAATATTACGAATCGCTGTGGGATTAACAGAGAGATAAATATAATTATGAGTGAAGAAACAAATATAGATGACGATTACAAATATAGCCGAGATACCTATTACGATCTTTTAGAGAAAGGACGAGAGAGTCTTGATCTAATGATGGAAGTGGCTAAGCAGTCAGAACATCCTCGTGCCTTTGAAGTGCTCTCTAATATGATGAAACAAATGGCTGAGATCAATGATAAATTAATGGATCTTAATAAGAAGCAAAAAGAAATTAAGATGAAAGAGATTAATAAGCCAAAGGAGGTAACTAATAACAATCTGTTCCTGGGTTCTACAGTAGAACTACAAAGACTGTTGCATAGTGATATAATTGATGTCAAACCTACAGAATGAAACCTATCTTGGAAACTCTCAAGTTAAACGAGATGGTATCCAACAACAATGGTCTAAGCACGAAATACTAGAATACCAAAAGTGTATGGCTGATCCCATATACTTTGTTGAAAACTATGTAAAGATTATCCAATTGGATAGAGGCCTGGTTAAGTTTGAAGCCTATCCTTATCAAAAGAAAATGTTTAAAAGTTTCAATGAGAACCGATTTAATATTGTATTAGCGTGTAGACAGTCTGGCAAATCTATATCAGCTTGTGCGTATCTTTTATGGTATGTGTTATTTAATCCTGAAAAAACCGTTGCCATTCTAGCCAATAAAGGTGAGACTGCTAGAGAGATGCTCTCTCGCATTACTTTGATGTTAGAGAACATCCCATTCTTTTTACAACCCGGTTGTAAAGTATTAAATAAGGGTTCTCTTGAGTTTAGTAATAACTCTAGAGTTGTGGCACGAGCTACATCTGGATCTTCCATACGTGGTCTATCTGTTAACTTACTATACCTAGATGAGTTTGCTTTTGTTGAAAGAGCAGCAGAATTCTATACATCTACTTACCCTGTTATATCTTCTGGTAAAGAAACAAAAGTAATTATTACCTCAACAGCAAATGGTTTAGGTAATACATATCATAAGTTGTGGGAAGGTGCTGTACAGAAGACGAATGAGTTTGTACCATTTAGAGTGGATTGGGATGATGTGCCAGGACGAGATGAGGCCTGGAAAGCACAAACAATATCAAACACGTCTCAGTTACAATTCGACCAAGAATTTGGGAATACATTCTTTGGGACTGCCGATACGTTAATAGGAGCAGAATCTCTTATGAATCTTAGAGCCCATTCTCCCGTTTCTATACTAGAAAACGGATCATGTTTAATATATGAAAAAACCCAACCCAAACACGAATACATTATGACAGTAGATGTATCAAAAGGAAGAGGGCAGGATTATAGTACGCTTAGCGTAATTGATATCACAAGTAAACCTTTTAAACAGGTAGCTGTATATCGTAATAATAATATTTCTCCACTCCTCTTTCCAAATATTATTTATAAGTATGCAACATCCTACAACAACGCTTACGTAGTAATTGAATCTAATGATCAAGGTTCTGTTGTATGCAATGGTTTATATCACGAGCTGGAATATGAGAACGTCCATGTGAGATCACAGATTAAAGCAGACTCTATTGGTGTGGAAATGAATCGTAAAATTAAACGGTTGGGTTGCTCAGCTATTAAAGAATTAATAGAACAAAACAAAGTGATTGTAACTGATGAACAAACTATTATAGAGATGAGTACCTTTGTTGGTAGAGGACAATCGTATGAAGCGTCTAGTGGTAATCATGATGATTTAATGATGACCTTAGTTATGTTTGGATATTTTGTTACTACAGAACGGTTTGCAGATATGACAGATATCAACCTCAAGGATATGTTATACGATAAACAGGCCAGGGAAATAGATGATGATATGGTTCCGTTTGGATTTATTGATGATGGTGCAGATCACATGACGCAAATGGATCAAAGAGAACTAATGGAAAAAGAAGGCTGGAGCATTTCGTGGGGAGATGTTGATAAAAGAGGTTATTAGATGTCTAATTCTCATATTTGATAAATAAAAGTATTGAAAATAACCGTATTATGTAAAACTTATCATTAGCTAAACGATAACAAAAGGACAATGACCATGGCAATATTTACTCCATCCGAATCTCCTGCGGTTACCTTTAAGGAAATTGATCTAACGGGAAATATCCCGAATGTTCAAACTACTACTGGGGTAATTGTCGGCGACTTCAATTGGGGGCCAATTAGTAAACCAACTCAAGTTTCTAACGAAAACGAGCTGGCGAGC